AAATGTTGGTGGTAAAGTTGTGTAAGTATATCTATAAATCATTTTTTTTCTTTTTAACTTTCTTTATTGGTTCTGCTGGTTCGGTTTCAATTTTGGTTTGTCCGATGGCCCAACGTAACATATCTAAGATACATTCTTTACATGCTGATTTATGTATTGATTGATTAGGAAATTCTAAATTATAAGGTGCTATTATTGGCTTTAATACATCCATTGAAGGTTGTAGCTGTATGTTATTATCGATAAACATTCTAAATAATTCGATATTACTTTTAACGTGGTTTATTACTTCTTGTGTCATATACTTTGTTTTAATTTTATCCTTGCATTCTCGTAAGCTTTCTTTAAGCTACTTCTATTTATTTTAGTTCGTTGCTCCATTCTGTAAAGCGGTTCTATTTGAGCCATTACAAATACTTCAATATCGTGATCCTGGTTAAGTAACCCATCAAATATACAATTTTTTATTCGTTCAATAGTAATTTCATCTATTGTTAATAGTTCCATTGGTTCGTCAGCAAAATCTCTTATTTCGTAATTAGCCATTTCGTGCAGACTTGATGTATTTCCATCAATATGCTGGAGTTTTCGAGTTCGGTTTCTGAATAAGTCCCTTAATCTATATAGTCCGAGAATATAAAGTTTACCATCTTTATTATATTTATCTATACTTTCAGATTTCTCAGCTAATAATTTAAAATAGAGTTCGTGTAACATATCTTCTGCTAAGTACCGGCCATTGTAATACTTTTTACATATTCTTTTATAATAAGAATAATAGTCCGCAAAGTGTTTATCGATTATTGATTTGATTGACAAATGTAATATAAGTAATTTTATTTTGCAAGTATCAATATTATTTTGTAAATTTGCAATATGAATAATCTTTTATCAGTTAGCGAGTTCGCATCCTTACATTCAGTAAGCCACCAAGCCATTTACTATAAAATAAAAACTAATCAAATTAAATTTATTATGATTGGTAAAACAAAATTTATAGAAAAAACATCAAAATATAAACGTAGGGCCAAAAATAATTGTTTGATAATAAGTAAGTTACACAATTAACAAATATTTGTTAATAACTTCCTTTAATCATTTTGCAGATATTAAAAATAAGTTTACCTTTACAATATATTAATAACTTAAAAAAAAGAAATCATGACAACACAAATTACAAAAGGTACAATTTTAACAGCAACTTCAGTATGTGATAGTAATTGCAAATGGACTGCTAATGTTTTAGAACGTAAAGGTTCTTTTATTATTGCTTTAGTTAATGGCGAAATAGTTCGCAAAAAAGTTAAAGTTTGGAATGGCGAAGAATACGCTTTATTACTTGGTACTTATTCAATGGCTCCTATATTTAAAATTAAATAATAACTAACCCCCAAAAAGAAATCATGAAAAAATTTAAAATTGAATTCCTGGATAGCGATAAATGTATTGCTTTCACAAAACTAACCAAGTGGGAAACCATTGAAGACTGCAGACTTTATGCTTATGTAGTTATGATGAACAAAGTTGAAACTATTCAAACCTTTAATATAACTGCAATATGAATATAGATATTAGAGCATCAAACGTTGTATATATTACAATCGGAGAATACACCTATTACATAGATGATTCAACTGGAGAACAAATAATTGAAGTATACCCAACTCACGACTTTTAAATAATTAACCCCTAAAAAAAAACAAATCATGAAAATCGAAATCAAATCCACCAAAGAATTTATTGAAATTTTAGACATCCAACTTCCTAAGTACCGAAAGTCTTTAGTTTTTTATTACAAGATTTTTAGCGAAGATAAATGTATCATGCTTGAAACTGGAACCACACCCTCAATTAGTGTATGCCCTATTTCTAGAGCGTATTATTCCGATACGATACAAGATTGCTCAGAAGCTGATTATATGGCTGTTTATCACGATACTTTAAAAACCATTTTAGATGAAAAACACGAGCTGTAATCAAGTATGGTGCATGGCCCGTTACTGCTATGCTGTTAATTGGTGGAATAATAATGGCCACTTTAATAAAGAACTTTATGAACGTTTCTTAGCCATCCGATATGCCGACTGAAATTTTTATTAGTAAATCAATGATGTATATCGAATTAGACATAGACCAGTTAAATAGATTACAAATGTTTAACAATCGTTTAAAAAATATACTTGATGATTTACCAAGAAATTCTACTGGCAAACGTGCAAGGTACTTTGAACAAGTAAAAGTAATGGAACTATTTATTGAACAAAACTTAAAAAAATTTATATGAAAAAAGAAATACAGGAATCATACGAGAAAATATTTAAACTAGAAAGTTTGATATTAGAACAAGCAGCTCAAGGGCAAATAACTTGCGGACTTGAAATGCAAATGAGAATAGAAACAAGTAATTATTTACGTTTAACCAACTCAATTTTAAGATATGATGTACGACTTAGACCCTGAAGATTACACTAGTGGAAGTTACAACCAATGCTGGCTAACCGAACACTGGTATCCTAATGAGTTATTAGTATTAGATATTAATTACCCGGAACATCGTTACATCTTTAAAGATGAAGCTATTCGATACGTGGAGCTTATTGCTAAAGAAAATGACTTTACTGATGAAGAGAAACTAAACTACTTGTTAGACATTTTAGAACAAAAAATATAAACCAATAAATCCAAATAAATCATGAGTAAAATTATCGCAGCATCGATTGATCTAACAAAGTTAGATAAGTCAAGAATCAAACCAGGTAAGAACGGAGCCGAATACTATGACATTAGTATTATCCTAAACGACCAACCTAATCAGTATGGACAAGATGCATCCATAACTACTGGACAAACCAAAGAAGAACGAGCTGCCAAAGTTAAGGCAAGCTACATTGGTAACGGAAAAACCGTATACGATTCAAACAACACACCATTCTAACCCCAAAAAGAAATCATGAAAAAAATCGATTTAAATAGTGAAGAATTAATTTTTTTAAAAGCAAAAGAAGTTATAAAAATTTTTAGAATTACAGCAGGAACATTATATCATTGGACAAATTCTGGAATACTGAAATCTTATAAAATAACTTCAAGAACTATTCGATTTAAAAAAAGTGATATTTTAAAAATACTTAACCCTAAATAAAAAAAATCATGAAAACCCCAAACCTCAATTCAAAGTTATTACAATTTCAAAGCAAAGTAAATGCTATTAAGAAGGATGGTAAAAATCCACACTTTAAAAGCTCATATACTACTTTAAACGACATCTTAGCAGAAGTTAAGCCATTGCTATCAGAACTTGGTTTAATCATTCTACAGCCAATTAATCATGATCTAGTTACAACTGTTATTACTTGTGCCGAAACAGGTGAGTCCGTTAGTAGTTCGATAAGTATGCCTAGCGGTTTAAACCCACAACAACTTGGTTCTGCAGTTACTTACTTTAGAAGATATAACATTAGTTCGTTATTAGCACTAGAATCAACTGATGATGATGGGAACGATGCAAGCGTAAAACCTAAGCAAGAAAGTAAACCAATGCTAACACCCGAAACTTTAAAGAAAATGATTACTGCTATTCAAGAAGGTAAGTCCGATAAAGTAAAGGAAGCAATGGATAACTATACAATTAGCGGTCCACAATCAAACGTTCTTAAACTTGCATTAATAAATGTTTAACGATTTTAAATTCAGAGCATCGGCTATTGGTCAAATCATGACTAATGGCCGAGCCAAGAACGAAATGGGTGAGACCTGTAAATCGTATTTAAAAACCCTATTCATCGAAAAAACTTATGGCATCAGAAAGGAATTTACTAATAAATATGTTGAGAAAGGACTTGAAGTTGAGGACATTGCTATTAGTACTTATTCAGTTTTTAAAGGTGGATTCTATACTAAGAACGAACAATGGTATTCAAATGAGTTTTTAAGTGGAACTCCTGATATTGTTTCCGATAACGTAATTGATATTAAAAGTAGCTGGGACATTTATACATTCCCACATTTTGAAACCGAAATACCGACTAAAGGATATTTTTACCAGCTCCAGGCGTATATGGAATTAACAGGATTAGAAGATGCTTGTTTAGCTTATGTTTTAATTGACACACCAACCCAATTAGTTGAGGATGAAAAAAGAAGATTAAGTTGGAAGATGGGAATGATTGATAGTGAGAACCCTGAATATTTATTAGCTGTAGAAGAAATAGAACGTAATCACAGTTACAATAATATTCCGATAGCCAAACGTATCAAGGAGTTTCATATTAAAAAGGATAACCATGTAATCGAATCAATGTACTCTAGGATAAAAGAATGTAGAACTTACTTAAATAATTTATAAAAAAAATGATAAACCAAACAATAGAACCAATGGTGAAGCACAGTAACCAAGTTCACACGACAACAGACTATTTTATGTTTAAGACTTTAAATGGTAATAGAGATATTAACCAACTTCATCTTACAAGATTGAAAGAAAGTTTTAAGAAAGATTATTTAACAACCATAATAATGGTTAATGAAAAATTTGAAATAATTGATGGTCAACATAGATTTTTGATATGTCAAGAATTTAAGTTGCCAATAAATTATATTATTTGTAAAAATTATGGATTAAATGAAGTTCAGATTTTAAATGCAAATATGAAAAATTGGCAAACTGTTGATTATGTAAATGGTTATTGCGATTTAGGATATAAAGATTATATGATTTATAGAGATTTTGTTGAAGAATATGGTTTTCAAAATCAAGTATCAATTTTATTATTAAGTGGGGAATTTGTAAATGATTCTAATGTAACAACTCCAATAACAAAATTTAAACAAGGTCTTTTTAAAGTTAATAACTTAAATAATGCAAAAAAAATAGCTGATAAAATTATGATGATTGAACCTTACTATAAAGGGTTTTTAAGAAGAAGTTTTATTTATGCTTTAATAGGAATGTTTAAAAATGAAAATTTTGAGTTTACCGAATTTATTGCAAAATTAAAACAACAACCAACAACACTCCAGGACTGTACTAATGTTTCTCAATACAAATCTTTGATTGAAGAAATTTATAATTATCGGAGACGTGAGAAAGTAAATTTAAGATTTTAATTAAATAACAAAATGAAAATTAAACTTAAACAATGTAAGCAATGTGGAGAAATGTTTAAGCCATTCAATACTTTGCAAGTTGTTTGTTCGGCTATCTGTGCCTTAGAATTTAATTCTAAAAAGGAAGTAGATAAAAGATTTAAAGTGATGAAATCAGATAGCCGAAGTTTAATTGAATTAAGAAATTTAGCACGTGTAAGTTTTCAAATATATATTCGACAAAGAGACAAAGATTTACCTTGCATTAGCTGTAATAAGTCCGATGCTAAGTGGGATGCTGGTCACTATTTAAAAGCTGAAATATACACTAAACTAATATTTAACGAAGATAATGTGCATAAACAATGCAGTTACTGTAACCTACAATTAGCTGGTAATCTTATCGAATATCGCAAAAATTTAGTAAAGAGAATAGGAATAAATAAAGTTCAGGAACTTGAAGATATGGCAGACTTGTCAAGAAGTTATAAATTTACAAAGGATGAATTAATTACCTTAGCAAAAAATTATAAACTTAAAATAAAAAAATAATGAAAAATGCATTTGTAAGTAATTTAATTAAATCATATCTGACTAAGTTCCCGAAGGTACCTTCTTTAACTTTGGCTAAAAAAATCTATGCAGAAAACAATAAACAGTTTACTAGTGTTGATGCTGTTAGAAGTTGTTTAAGATATTATCGTGGACAAAAAGGTGAAAAAACAAAATCACAATTAGCAACTAGGGAGTTCTTAGATCAAAACATTGAGTTTAAAATGCCTGAATCTTATGCAGAAACTTTTGAGCCATACGAAATTAGTCAGTCAAGAACCTTAATTATTTCAGATTTGCACATTCCTTACCAGGATAACGACTCAATTCAAAAAGCAATAAATTATGGTAAAGAGAAAAAAGTAAATTGTATTTTAATCAATGGAGACCTTTTAGATATGTGTTCAATTAGTAGGTTTGGACGTGATTGGAGACAAAGACAAATACATGAGGAATTTGAAGCTACACGTGTATTTTTAAATTCGTTACGTGAACACTTTCCGAAAGCTAAAATAGTTTACAAATATGGAAACCATGATGAAAGGTATGAGAAATTTTTATTTTTAAAAGCACCTGAGATATTTGATTGTACTGATTTTCAACTTGAAGTTTTATTGAAACTTGGCGAATTAAAGATTGAAGTAGTAAAAGAAAAAAGACCTATTCGTATTGGTAAATTAACTGTATTACATGGACATGAATTGTTTGGTGGAAGTGGTGGAGTTAATCCAGCTCGAGGAACTTTTTTAAAAACTTTAGAAAATGTAGTAGTAGGCCACTACCATAAAACAAGTTCTAATACTGAAGCTTCTATGTATGGGGATGTATTTAGCGTTCATTCCGTTGGTTGTTTGTGTGGTAAAACTCCTTACTATATGCCTATAAATAAATGGAATACAGGATTTGCCTATTGCGAATTAGATATTAAAACAGGTAATTATACTTTTTACAATCTAAAAATTATTAACGGAAAAAT